TGCCTTTTTTGTTTTCATGATTGAAATATGTATTGAAATAAGAAACTATTCCATTACTTAATTGATTACCTTGTGAAACCCAGGTGTCTACACATTCATAGATGTCTTGAGTACTATATGATTCTTCTTCTATCTTGGTTCTTCCATACTTATTTAACAGGATACCAAGACACTGCTGACGAAGTTTCATTCGGTCTTCAGAGTATCTCCAATCATCATTCATCATCTTCAAATACCTCATCGTAGTCTGGAAGGGGAGGAAGTGTTTCCTCAAGTTTTTCTGTATAAGACTTAACGTCAGAATACACTTCTGATTCTAATGCGTCAACTAAAAGTCTGAGATTTCTTGTGATAAGTTTAAGTTTATCTTTTTCCATAAAAAAAGGGAGACTTGTGTCCCCCTAGTCTATCAGATAACTGAACTTGTGACAAGTGTCACTTGTTGTAAGTACGACCACGGTAACAAAATGTACCATGGGTTTCACTTGACTTCACGCAACGTGTATCATACTCAACACCACGATATGCAGTGTGATTGATTTGTGCGTCATGAAGGGCAGATACTTTGGTGATCTGCTTCTTGATCATTTGAAGTGTGTTCATGTTGTTACTCCTAAAGTAGTAGAGGGTTTTAATCCCCGTTCCTTCAGTCGTGTGCGTCCCTCGAAATACAACCCATACCATGTCTTCCTAAAAGATTTCGAAGAATAGTCTTCTTATCTTTTTCGGAAAGGTAAGGGTCTTCCATCACAACTTCTGCAACCTCTTTCACATGTTGGCAAGGCATAACATACTCGCCAGCATATACTGGAGTTGTTAGAAGTAATAAAGGTATAAGGAATTTCATGGGATGAACGATTAGAGTGATTTTTTCCAGCGACAAATAGAAGCATGAGATGTTTGATAAACTTCTGCGAGTTTTCTAATCGGTAAAGACAAAATAGATTTATCTTCACTAATATCTTCCAGAAACTCATCATACATTTTACCTCTGGTATAGGTTATAGATTTAGTAGTAGCATATTCTTTTGGATTACGACTTCTACCTTTCCACCACCCAGAAGGAATTTTATCCTCATAAACTACTCGTTCATTTTTACCGTCAGTAATACGGACTTTGCCAAAACAAGGATTGCGTTCACCAACTCTTTCTCCTACATTAGCAGTAAAAGTAAATGAAGAAGATGTTTGCTTTGCCATGTTAGCAAAGTGAGAATTAGTATCAACTTGATAAAACTTATGAAGTTTTACTTCTGCTTCAACTGCTTCTTCTCTCGTATCATGTTCGGTAAGAATGATTTTACAGGAAGGATTAAATGTTTTGTCTCTATAGGAACCAAAATAATTATCCTCCACTGGATTACACTCACATCCTCTACTACCAATGTAGCCTCGCCCAAAGGGTTCGTAAGAATAGTAAGTGTAGTAAATCATTCCAACTCTCCGTTCCGCGACTTACTTGCGTCCGATTTCTCGGATGAACGACAGGTCTATTGTAGACCACTGTCCCTATTTAGTCAAGAGCACCGTATTCTTCACCTTCCTTAATCAACTCAGAGACATAATCCTCTGTCCCATCAAGGGTCTTGACTGCAAACAGATTTGACTTCTGATATTTTTTTATCTTCTTATACTGTTTAAGTAATGTTTGAACTTGATCAGGGTTCATATCGATACCCTCAAACTTTACCGAGAATCCGTTACTCATTTCTTTTTCTTCTCTTTCTCTTTGGGTGGTGGGTTACCCCATAGTTTAGGATTGATTCTACCTTGAGCCTGAGTTATATTTTTAAATTCACTACGATAGTTATCCCAATAGTGGTCAAAAATATCAACCTGTTTTGCTGCCATTACAATATCAAAGTGTGTCATACCATCTTGAGTATACTCAACGAGATATGCACTGGTAGGTAGACTTCTATCTTCAGCCAGACTTGGATCACAATCTGTCTGAATAATCTTCATACTAGCACTCAAGATCTTCCGCCCCACTGAATGTCTGGGTATGCAGATTCTACTACACCTTTAGTGATTTTATATTGACTTTCCAGAAGTTTATCTTTCACAAGACAAAGAAGATTTGCTTCAGTTGGATGAAGAACTTCAAGAATTTGAATGAACATAGACTCTCTACGAGTTTTCGAGAGACTATCATTACCACCTTTCACAAAGTGATAAAGGTTTCTATATTCTTTACGAAGAGAACTGTGATCTGTTCCAACAGGAACATCATTCTTCTCAAAAGGAACTTCACCTTCAGGAAGCATGGACACTACAGTGTCATCAAAGTTCCAAATCAAAAGTGTAGTTACTGCGTCACAACGATATTCCTTTAGTGCTTCCACCTTTTTTGCTACGGTTCTTTGTGCAGAAACGTATTCAAAAATTTCATGAATGAATGGATTAGGTGGAAGTTTCTTTGGTGTAGTAACTTTTTTTGTTGATGTAGCCATGGTTATTAATAATTTTATTCAGTGTACAGTATTTATTTTAGGGTGTCAATGTTCCTCAGTACCAAAATCTTCTGGAGTGTTATCAAACCTTACTGCAAGAATATCATCTGCAATAATCTGTCCGTTCTCGTCAAACATTTCTGGATGAGTTGGAATAAAGGTAGAGTTCCTCTCGATAACGTATTCTTTAAGTAGGTATCCTATCACTCCTCCAACCAGTAAAAACATTACTGAAATAACTGTGGATAGGGTCAATGTAACTGCTAACATTTTAGTCCTCCGTTTTCCTTATATCAAAGGAGATATCTAAGAAAAAATGGAACTCTCTTTTGAAGAGAGAAACCATCTTTCCAAACTTGACTTGAAAAGTTTTTGGTTGTTCCCTCCGGTTTTTATTTCTGAGAAGAAGTTCAAATCCCCGATTCATTTTCGGAGATGACTTATCGTTATTTAGAAGTTCTTCCCTTCCTTCCTGGTCTTTTGTCATTCATATACCTACCTGCATCAGTAATGATACTCTCAAGATAATTTTTTATTTTACGGGCCTCGGGTTTTCCAAGGTGACCATACCCCTCTCTTAACTGTTTGTGTAAACTATCGTCACCACCTTCTAAGTATCCTTCAAGGTCTAATATGATACTCTTTATCTCTGCCGCAGTACAACTCATTAAGAACTCTTCTACGGTGGTTCTGGTAGATTTATTACTCTTCAGATACTCGTACATATTCAACATAAACTTACCTTGAAAGGCGTAGTCTATCGTATGTTCGACAGCATCGTAGAGATCTAAATCCATCAGACCAAATTATTTTCTCTCAGGTATTTAACAGTTTCGGCACATCCACCAAGGTTTTTACCATCTACGGTGATCTGTGGGAAAGTAGAACCCTCTCCAAACTCAGAGTAAAATTCTTCCTTTTCAAAGTCTCTTCCCAATTTATACTCCACATATCGTTGTTCGGCTAACTGAAGTGCACCAGTTACCTTTGTACAATATGGACATCCAATTTTAGTATAGACTGCGAAATTATTTGTGCTCATAGTAGTATCAAGAATGGAATTGATAGAAGTAGAATTGAAATAACAACGCCCCCTGCAATGTCAAACAGGGGGCGTAGACTGAAAGGTTCTTCAGACATGGTTAACTCATCTGTGTGAATATTTATTAACCTCTAGTTTTTTCGTATAAAGAAAACTCAGCCTGTTCAGGAGTCAAGAAACCGAGTTCCTTTCTCTTCTTATTGGTGTTACTAATGATGAGTGCAGCAGAAGTAATAGGGGGTGCAACAGATAGAGTAAATCCAAAATCAACCACACTCAAAGGAACAGCACCAAGTGCAACAGCAGATGCGATCAATGTGGGTTTCCAGTACTTAGTCTTTGCACCATAGTATACAGATGCTACTGGTGCCAGAAGAAAGTGTGTGATACATACTCCCCAACCACGTACAGATGCCTGACGGATTTCGTTTATCTCTTGTTGAGCCTTGAGGTAGTCAGTGTATTCCATAAAAAAAGAGGGTCGTTTGACCCCCTCATTATATCACTGATCGTTCTGTTTGTAAAGGTCCTCAAGTCTTTCTCTTGATAGATCCACATACATAACCTCTTCACCTTCTCCAGGTGCCTCAGGATGTCGTGGTTTAACTGGTTCGGGTTGTACTTTTAAAGACATGATGTTAGACCACATCATTGCAAATGCTGCACCACCAATAAGGGAGAAACATACTCCATAAACAAAGAGAAGATAGTGGTTCATTTTAGTTAGTTGTTGTTTTTACAGTATAGACCATAGTAATAAATTTTATTGTGATTGTTCATTCCCATTCTATATGGGAACAATTCTTCTGCTCTATCTTTTATTTCAGATTCAGTTAGATTTGGTGCCTCATAACATATCGTAGACATGTAGTAAGACATTCCTGCAGCCAACAAGAAAGACATGAGATTTATTACAGTTAATATTATCTATAGATATCGTTTCTATAATCACTAAAAAAAGGGAGTCATTTTACCTTTGTTCAATCCAGTTTAATACGGCAAGTGCCTTTTTATTTGTATTAGGTGCTGCACAAGCAAGAGTGTATATATCACTGATTGTTCCAATACCACTTCTACCAATTTGTAGTTGTGCCTTTTCATCAATAGGAGTTAGAGCCGATCCACCAGCAATTGTAAATCCACTAAGGATAGTATTCCCACCAGTTATAGCAGTAGCACTTGTATCATATTGCATAAAGGAGTTTTCATCTGGATGATCTGTCCAACTTGCACCAGTTAAGGTTGGGTTCTCAATTAATCTCCAATAGACATTAGTATTATCATTCGTTGCTGCTTGTAGAGATCTAATCAGAGCAACAGCACCTAACTGACTAGCTTTCAATCTGAGACTTAT